CATTTCCAACCTTATCTACAGGAGGTAGTGCAATAGTAAATTCTACTCCCTATGGTATGGGTAATTTCTATCATTCAGAATATACTAAAGCGGTAGAAGGAGGTTCAAATGATGATATTATAAGGTTCTTTCCTATCAGGTTATTTTGGAATATGCATCCAAATAGAGATCAACTTTGGTATGATACTATGTCTGCAGGTTTAGGACCTAGAAGAACTGCTCAAGAAATAGATGGAGATTTTTTAAGTTCTGGTTATTCTGTTTTTGATTTAACAGATATTAAAGCTATTGAAGAAGCTATTCCTGAATATGAAATAGTAGAAGAAAGGTTTGATGGTGCTTTAAAATTAACTAATCTTCCTCAAAAAGGAGAACGATATTATATAGGTGCTGATATTGCAACAGGTAGAGCAAGGGATTATTCAGCATTTACTATAATGACTCGAGGCGGTGAAGAAGTAGGTTATTTTAAAAAGAAGATGCCTGTTGGGAAATTTGCTACTGTTCTAATGGAATATGGTAAAATGTTTAACAGCGCAGTAATAGCTCCAGAAACAAATGATATTGGTTTGGCTGTTACTACTAAAATACAAGAGGCAGGTTATCCAAACTTATATTATTCAGTTCAGATGTTGAAAGAAAAAAGAGAAAAGAAACCTAAACCAATTAAAGTTCCTGGCTGGCTAACTACTACTAAAAACCGAGGAGTAATTATAGATGAATTAGAAGAAGATATTAGACATGACAATATAGAAATAAAGGATCCCTTTTTTACACAGGAAGCTCATACCTTTATTTATGATAGCAGAAATAGACCTGTAGCTATGAATAAAGATACTGATGATAATATGGATGAAGATGAAGTATTTAATGATGATTCTATTTTTGGGAAAGCAATTTGTAACTTTGTAAGAAAGGGGAAATTATACACTTCAGTTGTTCCACCTCAATAATTATGATATGGCATTTTATGAAAAACTAATTCCAAAAAGATTTAGGGATAGAAAACCAAAAGGAAAACCTATTAAGGATAATAAAATTCCTGCTTCTGTTCCTAGGGATGTTGTTGTAGCTCCACAATCTGGGGGTAGAATTAGTGAACCCAGTTATGAATCAGAAGTAATGGGGGTAATTAGGAAGAATTTACAATTTGTTAAACCTGCCTTTATAAATGCTGCTATTGTATATATTCGTAAATTAAGGATTGTAAATGAAGATGTTGGATCAGTTATCAATGATTGTATCCAATTAACCAGTACTCAGTTTAAAATTAAATTTGATAGTTCTGTACCTCCTGACCAAGCAGATAAAATGAGAAGGCATATTAGAATTGCTTCAAAAGCTTGGAATAAAGGATCAGGGGGTATGATTGGATTAATTAATAAATTGGTTGCTCAGATTTGGATATCAGGAGCTTTATCAAACGAGTGGGTTCCTAGAAAAGATTTAAAAGGTTTATCTAATTGTATATTAGTTAATCCAGAAACTATTACTGCAGCTTACAATAAAAGGACTCAAGATTATGAGTTCTTTCAAGAACCCCAAGGTTTTAGTAGTAAAGGTAATCCAGTTAAGTTGAATCCAATTACTTATAAATATATAGGTTTAAATAATGATACTGAGAATCCTATTGGTATACCTCCTTTTTTAACCGCAATAAATGCTTTAGATACTCAAGGAAGTATGATGGTTAATATAAATCACATAATTGATCAAATGGGTATTATGGGTTTTCTTGAATGTTTATTAGATAAACCTAACAAAAAAGAGAATGAAACTGATCCTGATTATGAAAATAGGTTAACTCAGTTATTAATTGATACAAAAGAAAACCTTAAGGGGGGGATGAAAGATGGTTTAACTGTTGGATTTATAAATGACCATGAATTTAATTTTCATTCTCCTGCTAAAAATATTGGGGGATTAGCAGATGTTTGGAATGTTAATCAAGTAAGAGTTGCTAATGGTTTAAAGACTGATCCTTCATTTTTAGGTGTAACATCTAGTACAGGTACAGAAGGTGGATTAAATATTGTATTCACTAAAATGTTATCTCAATTAAAAAATGTACAGGAAGTATTAAAAGAGAATTTAGAATTTGGATTTACTTTGGAATTACTACTTGCTGGCTATGGATATCAAATAATAACTATAGAGTTTCATCCTTCAACTCTTACCGATGATTTAAAACATTGGCAATCAATGGAAATTAAACATCGGGTAGCTAAAAATATGTATGACGATGGGTTATATGATCAAGATATGTTTGCTGATCATATGGGTATGGAAAAACCAGCTCAAGACGGACCCAGAATGGAAGGGGGGTCTAGGGCTAATATATCTATAAGGGAGGATGAAGAAAAACGAGAAAAAGATAAAGATACTTCTGATAGAAAGGTTAGAGATAAAAATAAACCTCAACCTAAGCCCAAAGATGCTAAAAGTAAGAAGTAAACAATACTAAGTTAACTAATAATATAAATACTATTGATTATGATTAAACCTGTTTTTGAACAAAGCGGAGTTGAAAGTTATATTAAGTTTGGTGATTACATTAAGTTTGGTTATGATTTTGCTACTGGGCTTTTCTTTTTTACTGATGGTGCAGTTAAAAAAACCTTTATTGAAAAAATTCAGGATGATTTACCTAGTGAGTTAATCTTAATAGAAAAGGATTATTCTATTTTAACTGAAGATAATATTGGTAACTTAGTTTCTGGTGCTTTATTAGCTAATGCTTTAAAGATTACTTATAATGCTCATTTGGTGGATGAGTCTGATATGCTTGCTACTTCTATAGCTTTGGCTAATGATATTAAAGCTAAAATGAACCTTCATTATGCAGATCAAGGTACAGGAGGTTTAGACTCAGGTATAGCTTTAGCTAATGCTTTAAAAGATACAGTAAATGTGCATTATGCTGATCAAGGTACAGGAGGTTTAGACTCAGCTAAGATATTAGCTAATTCAATTAAGAATACCTTAAATTTACATTATATAGATGTAGGTACTGCAGGATTAGCTTCTGCTCAGGCTTTGGCTAATGATATTAAAGCTAAGATGAATCTTCATTATGCCGATGCTGGAGATGGTGGATTGGATTCTGCAATTCTTTTGGCTAATGCTTTAAAGGCTACTATTAATACTCATTATGCTGATCAGGGGGTTGGAGGAGAAGAACATATTGCAGCTGATGGAGCTTTAGTTGCAGCTGAAGCTGATGATCTGGCTAAACTTATTACTTTAACTGTAGAAATTCAAGATAGTTATATAACTCATGACCTTGATGCAGCTTTGGCAGATACTTGGGTTTATCACCAAGCACAGGGTACTGCTTATGTTTTAACTGATGAGGTTGCTCCTGATGAACTTACAGGTTGTGTTGCTATTCTTAATGATATTAAAGCTAAGGTAAATTTACATATGGCGGATGCAGTATCCCATGCTGAGGGGGATTCAACATCAGAATCCCAAGCAGATGGGGCATATGTTGAAGAACACCATACTGCTCATAGTGCTATTGCTACCGATGATGGTAGTGATTTGGCTACTACAATTACTTTAACTGTTGCTTTACAGGATTCTTATGCTTTACATGATGCAGACGTAGAATTAGCTGAAGATTGGGCTTATCATAATGCGGCTGAAGCAGCAGATGTTTCTTTGGCTTCAGAAGTAAACCCAGATACTTTAGTAGGTTCTATTTTGGTATTAAATGATATCAAGGCAAAGTTGAATATACATATGGTTGACGGTACGGCTCACACTAATGGGGATAGTACTGTAATTTCTACTGCCGATGCTGAAAAGGATGGGGAACATATTTTAGTTTATGCTGGTATAGTTTCAGATGATGCTGATGATTTAGCTACCTTAATAACTCTTTCAACGGAAATGCAAGATTCTTACGTAGCCCATGAAGGAGATTCGGAACAAGGTGCTGGTTGGACTTATCATAGTGATGAAGAAGCAGCAGATGTATCTTTAGTAAGTGAAGTAAATCCTGATGATTTACAAGGTTGCGTTATTGTACTTAATGATTTAAAAACTCAATTGAATTTGCATATGGCAGATGTAGCAGTTCATGGTAGTGGAGATTCAGAACTAGAGACTGCTAATGCTGCAGCTTATGTAGAAGAACATATCTCAGCTCATTCAGTAATTGCTACTGCCGATGCTGATGATTTATCTTCATTAATAACTTTAACTTCAGCAATTCAGGATAGTTATGCTTTGCATGATGTTGATACTGAATTAGCTGATTCATGGGTATACCATAATGCTCAAGAAGATGCTGATGTATCTTTAACTTCAGAAGTAAATCCTACTACTAGGGCTGTGGCAATAGCAGTATTAAATGATATCAAGGCAAAACTCAATACTCACATGGCTGACGCAGTTACTCATACCAATGGAGACTCGGTAATTGAGTCAGTAGCGGATGCTGCAGAAGTTGAAGAACATATTGCTGAATTTACTACGATTGCTACTGCTAGTGCTAGTGATTTAACAACTCTATTGGCTTTAGTTAGTGCCATGCAAGATTCCTATGTATTACATGAGGGGGATTCTGAATTAGCAGATACTTGGGTTTATCATATTGCTCAAGAAGCTGGGGATGTTTCATTAGCTGATCCTACTAATCCTACTACTTTATTAGAGGCTGTAGCAGATTTGAATGATTTTAAAACACAATTAAATTCTCATATGTCAGATTCTACTGCTCATATTGCAGGGGATTCAGCTGCTGTTGCTGCGGCTGCTGTAACTAATACCAGTGAACATATTGATGAGGATACTTTAATTACTACAGAGAATGCAATAAGTACTGATGCAGGAGTTACTATTATAGCTTTAACTAATGCTTTATTAGCTGCTTATGCCTTACATGATGACGATGCTGTATTAGCTGCTGACTGGGTTTATCATCAAGCCCAAGGAGGTGGAGATGCTCTTGCTAGTGAAGTAGCTGCAACTACCTTAGGTGAAGCTATTACTAAGCTTAATGATATTAAAGCTAAATTTAATTTACATGTGGCTGATTCAGTAGCTCATACCGATGGGGATTCTACTTTAGAGGTTGTAGCAGATGCAGCAGCTACCGTTTATATCCAATATTTTAATTCTAATATTTTATCCTCTCATGATATTATATGGTCTTCAGAGGCTGCTGAGTTAGGAGTAGAAGCTGTAATAGCAGCGGGTAAAGTTACTTTTGAGTTTGCAGGAATAGTAACAGCTGGTCAAATAAGTTTTACAATTTTCAGACCTAATAATTAATAATATGCCAAATACAAAATTATTTTTAGACATTGTCAATCTCGGTTCTGGTCATAGTCTGATCGCAGGACACCTTCCACCATGCATTGAGTTAGCTCAAGCTATGGAAACCATTGCAGAATTAAAGATGATTGAGAATGAAGAGAGAGCTAAAAGTTTTGGATTTTTTGGGGATACTCCTAATTATAATACTTATTATCCAGATGTTAAACCCGAAGAATTAATTCCTGATAATGCCGAGTTTGTATATCCAACTTTTAGATTATTGTCTAAAACAATACTTACTCCAAAATCTATCCCTTTGGATTTTACAAAAGGGAATATATTAAAATCTTCTATGCCTATGATAGTAGGACAATCTGTTCATGCTGATCATGAGATGGGTGTAGGTAATGCTTTGGGTTCTGTTGAATCTGTTATGTGGCAACAAGGATATAAATTAGGAAAATTTGATATTCCTGCAGGTATTAATGGGAGGTTTAAAATAGATGGTAAATCTAATCCTAGAATAGCAAGGGGTTTAAATATGGAACCCCCTAGTATACATTCTAATTCTTTAACTGTTTCATTTTTGTGGAGTAAGTCTCATCCTGAATTAGATGATGGGGATTTTTGGGTAGGATTAGGAAAGTTTGGAAAAGATAAAGAATTAATAAGAAAAATAGTAGAAGAAATAGAAAATTATCATGAAACTTCTTTAGTAAATAGGGGAAGAGATGGATATGCTCAAATATTAGATAAGTCAGGAAAGATACGCCAACCCTTATATGCAGATCAACGGGCTAAGTTTTCATTAGCTGATACGCATAATAAAGTAATATATCATTTTATAGATTATAAGAAAATATTATGCTCTGAAACTCTTAGTTTTGATAATAATGCCGAAAGAACAATACCTAATAGTTTTATTAATAAACAAACAAGTAGTAAAATGGATAAAGTAAAAGAAATTTTAATGTTCCTTTCCTTAAGCCTAGGCCTAAAGGTGGAAGATATCACGGAAGAAAATTATCAAGTTGAACTTGGAAAAATCCTTGATAAATTAAAGATTGATGCAGGTAGTTCTGAATCTCTTAAAGCTCAGGTAACTCAGCTTGGTAAAGATTTAAAGAAAGCTAAACCTGATAACTTTGATGAAATTACTAATCAATCTGATAGTTGGGTTGAACAAGTTACTAATTTCCGAAAAGAAGTTAAAGCTAACTATACCAAATTAAAAGGTAAAGAAGTTGAGGAAAATGTTAATGCTATCATTGATGCTGCTGATCATGGAACTTTAATAACTTTAAATACTGGTTATCTTAAAGATCTTGATGAAAAATTTCCTATGAGTTGTAAAGATTGCAATAGTACAAACCTTTCACGAAGTGTTGCTGACCCTGAAGTTAGCGGTGCTGATGAAAAGGGTGGAGATCAAAAAGTAATTCTTTCCAAAGAGGATACTATGAAAGTTATCCGTATTAAGAAATCTGAAGAACGTCTTGGGTTAAAATCTGAAACTGAAGAAAAATAAGAAATTAAATTTTCTATATAATTAATATCTGATTTAAAAAAACATAAATATTAAAAAATTAATACTATGAGTTTAACTATGCTTGGCACTCCTACACAAAGTGCTATCTTAAAAAAAGAACATGATAAGCTTCATCAAGAGTTTGAATCAGCTCCTTGTACTACAGAGGTTGTATTTGATAATGATTTTGCTGGTAGCGATGTTATTAATATGGTAGTAAATGGTCAAGTGATGGGTGCAGTTACTTATGCTTCCAGTCATGATAATACTATGGATTTATTGGTTACTGCCATTGAATTGTTAACAGGTATATCTGCAGTAAATCTTACTGATGCATCTACTAACCGTACATTAGAAATTGTAGGAACTGATAAGACTGGCTCAATAGTTGTATTGAATGTGGTTGCTGCTGGAGGTAATGCTCCAACTGGAACTGTAACTGAATATAATAAGACCCCTAAAAAAGGTATGCCAATGATTTTTAAAACTGATGGCACTGTTGAACCTGCTGGTCAGGATCCAAATCCCTTTACTGTTATTGGAATGAGTGTTCATGATCATAATGCTGGAGAACTTATTACAGTAATGTGTAAAGGTCATGCAATTATTTGGGCAGAGTCTCAAACTGATGCTTTAGTTCCAGGGCCTGTATTATATGATTCATGGAATTATACTTCTGGTTTTGGGGAATATGATGATGCTTCAGTTACTGCTGCTAATATAGCGGGTTGGGCTATTGATACTGCCGATGACGGAGATTTAATACGAGTAATTGTAATATAAGATATTCCTTCTAGGATATTAATTATAAAATTTATAAACGAATCGAAAAAATTTAAAAAATGGATTTAAATAAATTGCGAGACAGTAAGTACAAAGACGGTATCAAAGAAGTACATGATACTGCTGAACAGCTTAGAAGGGATGGTACAAATCCCGAAGATGCTTCTTTAGCTGATGTGGTTATGGCTAAATATCAAGTAAGTGAAGAAGCTTACTTAGCGGATCTTGGTATAGACCCTTCTAGAGAAACTATTCATGCTATGCAGACGGTGAAGGATGTTGATGTTCGTTGGATCATTCCTGAAATCTTTCGTAGAGCTTTGGTACTAGGATATAGAGCTGCGCCTATATATCCTAATATTATAGCTGGTGAGGAACAAATGAAAGGTTTAAAACAAAAAATGCCTTATATTAATATGTCGGATGCTGCTCCAAGAAAAGTAGGAGAATCTGAAACTATCCCATTGGGAGCAATCTCATACGGGGAGAAAGAATTTGAAATCTATAAAATAGGTAGGGGTATCTCTATTACCTATGAGGTTCAACAATATTCTTCTCTAAACTTAGTTTCTAGGTTCCTTGAGGATTTTGGAGTTAAGTTAGGTCATGCAATGGATACTCTTTGTATTGACACATTAATTAATGGTGAACAAGCTGATGGTTCAGAATCTGCTCCTGTAATAGGAGTTGCTAATGCAGCTACTAAGGTTTATGCTGACTTCTTAACTATTTGGGTTAGATTAGCTCG